TTGTGTTCTTCCCTGTAGTGACTGGCTATCTCAGCCCTCAGCTTCTTGGTCGTAGGCATCAGCACTTGCCACTTCTCCCTAAGAATATCAAGATGCCCTTGTCCCTTGTACTTTTGCAGGAAGATGGCGAAGTCAAGCGGGTTGGCCGTAAAGGTAAGGTGGCAGTAATGGCACATGCAGATAGCGTTATCAATGCTCCACCTTACTGACTTGGCAGACCTACCAAAGATATGGCAGCACTCCATTCGTCCTTCTTGCTTGCCGCAATGCTCGCACTGATATCCAGACTTCTGGCGAATTACATCGCTGAACCACTTGTCTGCCGCATCTCGCTTAATCGCCATTTTTTATTTCTCGCTCTATGAGAAAGTCAACGTAGTGCTTGATCTTTCTAAGCGACTCAACGCCGCCCTTATCCTTCCACCGGGTGATGTACTTAACTACGTTTCCCTCACAGAAATCCATTTCATTAGCCATAATGTATTCTATTGGCTGTATGGCTTTCTTTTTGTAGTGGTCTCCACCGACCTGGTCATTAAGTGCGCTCATTCTTCCTCCGGGCTTTCATTGTTGTATTCAATCGTTTCAGGAATAACACCAAGGCAGCGAACACATATACCGTAAGCGTAATCAGCATCATCAAGCCAATATTCAAGGACGCTTGAACAGTCATCGCAATACATCCGATGCAAGCGCATAGTTTTTGATGGAAATTTGACAACATTACTCATCTCTCAGACTTGGCACTACGGTTTTCCGCGAATGCTCTCCATATTTAATGTGGTAAGTGATAGCGTGTGCAGCTCGCCATGAAACGTAACCGCCCCTAGCAGCGTAAGCATCGCTGCCTGCGATTGTAGGATGACGCTCGACTATTGCACCCCCGCCCTCAGACATATCCTGCTCTGAGTGATGGTAATGCCCTGTATGGATGTAGCAGTATTTTGCGGAACCCCACATCTGGCGGTAACGAGGTTCGGAGGAAAACAAAGTTGGGAGTGCTGTGTTCTTTTTCTTATGCCCGTGATGGAAGCCTAGCATAATCTCGCCATGAAGGTGAGCGTAATAAGGGAAGTCAGTGTCATCTACAACTAGGCGCTTATTGTCCCTGTAAATGACCTTTGCTGCCTTTCTAAGCCACGCTGACCCAGACTCGTCATGGTTGCCCTCACATACCAATAGCTTCACTGTCTTGTGCTTTCTAAGCAGTATTTCAACGCACGCCATAGTAACGCTTAATGCCATTTCAATTAGCTTTGAATATCTTGTGTCCACATCTAAAACATGCTTGGAGGCCGGAGTAACTGCCAGCAGGCCATCCCAGTGCAAAAAATCACCCTGTAGGTTTAGAATAGCTATCTCACTGTTAGGCGAGCCATCTGCCATTCTAGTAATAGCCGATAAAGCCTCATGCTCTGCTATCTTCAGGTCCCAGTCATCACCCGTCTCAGCCTTCCAGGAATACATCCCCAAGTGAAAGTCCGTTAGTGTATAGAGCGTTAGCAGATCGGCATCATGCCCTTTCGCGGCAGGTATTACTGGGGCCGGCTTCCACTGAAAGTCCTCAATAGCATCAATTACAAGTTGCGGCTTGTATCCTCTCTCCTTTTCTTGAATCACCCATTGCAGGGCCACTTCGCCAGTATCTCCCTTGTAAGCGGTGGATATTCGTTTAGCCTCAAAGCCTTCCATCGTTTGACGGTTTACATCCCTGTGAGGGGCAACACCCTGAGAGGCTGCCCTTATCTCCAGGGTTTTCATGGCTTTATCAATTGTCCTTGAATTGATTTTTAAAACTTTTGCTGCTTTCCTGTGTGATCCGTGAGTGATGACGGCGTCAAGCATCTCCCTTTGCCGGTCAGTGGTTACAAAATCGTACAGCAATCGATGGTCAATATGAGCCATGCTATTTGTCCTGCTTTCGCTTTAGTTCGGTGTACTCATTGTACTGGGGCAAGGATAAAAAGACATCTCTTTCCGAAGCCCACTGATACACCTGGTCCATGAAGTAAACCATCTCCCCCTTAGTCAGCTTTGACGAACTCCTGACTTGGTTTAACAGTTCCGTTTGACCTACCTTAATATCTTGAGTGCCTAAGAACTTGCTTTTCATCATCCACTTAACGCCCTCTGGCGTAGCGTCATGAATCTTCTTGATGAAAACGTCCGACATCTCCTTGCACCAGATATGAAACAAAGCGTTCTGGCTTAGGGTTCTTGGGTTATCGTACTGGTCAAATTTTACACAAAGAGGCTGTGTGTAGTCCCAACCTTCCAGTCTTTTAAGAATAAACGGCAGCCGCTTCTCAAGCTCAATCTTATTTTTGACAATAACAAAATCGCCCTGGCTCATGTGAGCTTCTTCCTTAGCCAAGCATCTGACATCTTTTGTTCGTGAGTTTCCAGACGGTGAACATGCTCTTGAGCCACTACGCCACTTCTTACATAGTAATATTGAGACTTTGTACCACTAACTTCCCTGTCGGTTAAAAATGGCTTGTTACGCATTCTACTGTGAATTGTCTTGTTGTTTACGCCGATGATCTCAGACACTTCGCGTAACGTATAAAACCTTCCTGTTACCAGGTTTTCGTGTTCACCTTTAAACTCGTACTTTGTCGGCTGCTTACCACTTAACCTTCTATCCATGCTGCATCGCTCCGTCGAAATAATAGCCTCTAGTCTTTAAATAATAATCCTTCATCGCAACCTGATCTTCTGGAGGGATCCATGTGATGTCTGTCAGGCTCTCATCAATCGTCCTTGCCCTTATGCTATTGGTCTTGACCGACTTTGCCAATGGACTAGAGCCGCCCTGGTTCTGCGCTCGCGCAAGCCAGCTATTCACAAACCGTTTAATACCGGTCTCGGTCTTTCGTCTGGTAGGGTTAGCGTCCAGCCACGATTCCATAGCTAACAGTTCCTTATGTACATTGACAGCCTGATAAGCTCGCTGCCATTGTATGATGTCGCCCTCTTCTGGCTCCCAATTTTTCCCTGTGTTTAAAATCATGCTGCCACATCCCCATGGTTAGTAAATTCGCCGTGCAGTTGCTCTCTGTTCTTTTTAGCAGCCGCCTCTGCATCTTTAATATCGCTATAGCATCCAAGCCAGATCTGCTTCCTTTTTACTTTCAGCACTACCTGCCATTTTTGAGTTGCTTTATGCCAGGACACACCCTTTATGCCAGATGTGTTTCCCTTTGACAATTTTGAGTTG